TATCAAATCTAGACCAGTCATTTAACGTTTCATTAAAATATATATTTCCGTACACTCCGTCGCCTTTATGGCCAACGTGTTCTTGTATATACATTTCAATAGCAGCAGCGTGTGCTTGCTTAATATCTTCACTAGAATTTGGTATACCACCTATCTCTTTTTCAGTAACAGATAATTTATTCCAAGCTCTATCTGGTCTATTCATACTAAAGCCTCTGTAACCTCTACGCTTTAAATAATAAAGCAGTCTTGGCTTATTGTTCTCTGCAAGTAAAGGCATGCCGTAAAATACTAACGCCATTAATACATCTTCAAAAAATATGTCTGCAGTTTGTGGTCTAGCTATATATTCTAAAAACATATGGTTTGGTGGAGCGTCTTCCATAGAAAACTTAGTTAATCCATGTAGTGATCCTTTAGAACCTTTGCCACCAACAGTACCGCTAATGTCGTAGCTGTCACAACCAAAAGCTCCAACGTGTTCGTTACCAGGATATTTAACTCCATTTTTTACTATTATCTTATTCTGCAAATGACTTGGCGGCACCCAGCTTATTTTAAACCTACCTTGTGCGTTAGGATAAAATATAACGCTACTGTCTTTAACGCCATTTAACCATTGAAAGTTGCCGGTTGTAATAGCATTGTCATTACCGATACCTTCATTGTAATCTATTTGCTCGTATATCTTAACTAAATTAAATATACTATTTTTAGCTTCATCTCTAAAAGCGTGCTCTTCTGTTCTTGGAAACTGGCGGTAAAATTCATTTAAACTATCTTGGTCTCCTTTTAAGCCATCAGCTTCGTTATTCCAATGATCAATTATACCATAGTCAATTAATTCACCGTCGGGTCCGTATACATCATGATCTGGGTTATTAAATACAGGTTGTCCGTATTCGTCAATAAATCCTTCATAGTTCCACTCCATTGGGATAAACAAAGAATATAAACCAGACTTTGTTTGTCCATTGCGGTTTCTAGAAGTGACATCTGAATCATTGTACAGCTTTTTAAAATTATCTCCACCTTTATCAAGAGCGTTACTCGTTGATCCCATCATACACTTACCAACTATACGAGCACCTAGCCTTAAACAAGTTTTAGTTACTCGCCAGTTGTTTAGAATATTATCAGGTCTCTCCCACTTACCGCTTTCATCATGCACTAACAAGCTGAGCTTTTCACCATCATAACTGTTGTCTCCAGTGTTTTTCCAGTCAATAGTAGTATCAAGTCCAACCAGCTCTTCCTGCTTTTCGTTCGTAGTAATTTTTCTACGCGTAAACTTACTTGCAGGAACCCTATAAGCAAGTTCACTTTTAGGTCTGTCCATACCGTCTTGTATCGGTTTAAAGAAAAACGGATAGTTGACAGATATTGGTACAACTTTATCGGTAAACATTTTTTTAGCATCACCACCACTTTTAGATAGTATTCCATATCTAGAGTCACTCGATATAGTAGCTAAGTTAACGGTTTCAGCTGAAGACATAAAAGAAAAACCACTACGTCTGTTTTTTAAATAACACATGCCGTAGCAGCGTTTGTCTGCTTTACACGCTTCCCAAAATATAAAGAACAATCTGTTAGCTTCTCTAAAGTCAGGAGCACCAACATCTATTTTACTCCATTGAAGATACATATAGTGGCTGCCAGTTATGTATGTAGGCTCATTGTTATTCATGAACCAAAAACCTTCGTCACGACGTTTAAACTCTTCGTCTATATAGTCGTACCACTGCTCTTTAGACTCTTCTGGATACGATCTCCAATCAAATATGTTTTTTAATTTACCTAATTCTTTAGGATACTTTAGTCTTTGCCATTTTCTTTTAGCTGACAAATACACTGATTTCGGTTCAGACGGCAGCCCAATTCGCAAACCTTGAATCTCCACCACTTGTCCAATTTTTCCAGTTTTTGATATAACGACAATATCATGTTCTTTATTGTATCCATACTCCCATTTTTTAGATTTGTTAAGCCGACTAATAGTAGTCTTTTTAACAGGTTCAACAATTTTATATAGTGTTTGCTCGCTTATCATTTAGATCTTCCTTCAGCAAATCCTTTAAATACTTTTTCTTTTTTATCTTCAGGCTCTTTACCTTCTAATATATTCTCTTCTTCTTGTACACGGTTAAGTATTTCAAAAGCATCAAATATAGCTAGCTTTTTTGTAGCTGCTGCGTTTTTTAATCTATCAGCAGAAACATCTTCTTCAGTATTAGTTATAATTTGCTCTTCTGCAACTTTAATTAATTCATCAACAGCTTTACGCCCAGCTAGGATTATACGCCTCTTCGTCTCCTTGATACTCATATTTAATTGTAATAAATTTATTTAAAACGCGGTATAGCTTAGTATTATCTATTATAAACTCGTATGTTGAAAAAGGTGTAAAGCCAACAAGCTCGCCAATATCATTTACACCGTCAGTATACTTGACAATACCTACGCACTGCTCTTCGACTTCTTCAGCAAGATTATTTCTTTGCTTTATAGGCTGAACAAAACAGTAGCCATTACAAGCTTTCCAATTGTCCTTTGACTTGTAAAGAAATATTTGATCTTCACTAACTATATAAGTGTCTTCATCAAAAAAAGCTTTACTGTTTTTTTCATTACCGTACGTATCATGCCATCTTCTGAAGACGTTATGATGTACAATGACGGTATCACCAACTCTTATATTTGTATCAAAAGCTGTAGGCGTAGCTTTAACCACGGCCTGCCTATTTACAAACTCGTGGTTAAGTATTTCAGAATTTAATATCAACTCTGAATCGCCAACTTTTTTTACATTGTTGTATCTATTGCCTAGCGGCTCTATTAAAAAACTATGTGTAGCTTTCACTAATACTCTAAGTTGTATTCAACTGAAACAGCCATGTTTTTATTAAAGTCTTTCCAGGGTAATACGTCTTTGTTTTTTCTAATATAAACAGAATACTTTTCTTTTTCTTCTATAATATCACAAATAGTATGACCACCGTAAACTTCTTGTCCAACAGCATAGTGCATAGCTTCATTTTTGTAGTCTTTGCCTATACTAATTTTTCTTATCAGCTTTGCCATCTGTATAGTCTATTTCTCCAGTTTGAATATTAATATTTACAGTGCCGTATTCTTTTTCAAACTCTGATTGTAGTAAAGTTAATTGATCTTGTACAGCTTGAATATTATGAAGCATGCCGTGCTTTTTAGTTTCTAGCATACCAAGCTCTAGTTGAACTCTGTTTAAAGTGTTAACTATTGTTTGAACTTTCTGTAATTGTTCATCTGTAATTTTTTCTGCCTTAGGTTTAAGGTCTACCATTTTCTCCTTCTTAGGAGTTTTCACTTTTGCCATAATTTAATTTAATTTAAGTTAATTGTTAATTGTTAATTGTTTATAGATCTGCGTGCTTAGCTCGAACTAAAGCAAAGCATTGTTGTATTTGAGCTTCAGTTAAAAGTTCATTGTATATTAACAGCTCGTAAAAATGCATGTTTCCTTGACTTTCATTTGATCCAGCTGAAGTTCCATCCATTACACCACCAATTTGTTTTACCACAAAATCTATGTCTTCGTTAAAAGCAGTGCTTGATCCTTCTTCTGCAAACGAGCCGTTTTGAAAACTAAACATTTTGACTGTAGCGCTCGCGCCAGCAGATTTAGTTAAAGCGTAAAGTGTTGCTGGAGCTGTTAAAGGGTTTCCTTCTCCCATATCACCAGGCGCTTTGTCTGATAAGTTAGATCCACTAGCGCTACTATCAGCTCTTAATTCAAATTGTGAAGCGTCGCCACCATCACCTCTTATTAGTAGATGTGAGTGATTGTTTGCGTCTACATTGCTTCCTACTATATTAGACTCGCCATCAGTTTGTGAGCCGTCAGATTCCGCAGCAAATGCGAATACTATTGTAAAAGCGTCTGTTAAAGTAATTGCGTTACTCAGTTCTAAAAATGGAATATCACTACCAGTAGATTCAAATGCAAAAGTAATTTTGTTGTTAGTAGTATCGTGAGTTGGCTTGTTAGCGTTAGTAACTTGTCTAGGCTGAACCAATCCAACTATAGGCACTAATGCAGATACTAACACTTCACTACCAACAGTAGCGGAAGTAACGTTACCGTGTAAGGTATCTACATGAAACTCTAATGACGGTAAGTCAAATACAGTTTCTATAATGCCAGCACTCGTTATGCTATTACCTAGCCCTAGCATTAGTCGCCTATGTAAGCTATGCACATACCTGAAGTTAAATCTATTTCTGTATATCTACCGTAAATAGTAACTCCTTTAGGAAAAGTATTTGAAGCATCAATTTGCAAACCACCAGATCCTGATATTGCTGTCTCGCTACCATCTGATAGATTATGAGCAGCTGCTTCTGTACCTGCGTATTCTAAACCTAAGTTAGCTGTGCTAGTAGTGTCTGCAACTAATCCACCTGAAGCATCAAACACTGTGTCTGCTAAAAATGTAATAGCTACAAAAACCTTACCTGTTGGAGGACTTGCAGCTCCTGAAGCGTCTAAAAATAAAGAACCTAGTTGTCCAAAGCTGTACGCCGTGTCTTGTGTTATCGCCATTTTATTTTGTTTTTTCGTTTTTATTTGAACTTCCACCGAAGAAGAAGTCTATTATTGTATTTACCTTGGCACTCATTGCGCCAAAAATTGTTGATATAAAGCTAATTTCAAATTCACCTAGCTCTAAGCTTTTAGTAACAAAGTAATTAAACATTACAAATGTAATGCCAAAGTACGCTACTGTAAATAACGTTGCTAATACTTTTTGTATAATAGCATCGTCTTTATAAAGATCACGTGCAGATTTGCGATCTTCAACTTCTTTTGCAAAAGCTTCTTTTTCTGCTTCAAGCATTAGCTTCTTTATTGCTAGCTTTGCCGCGTCTCTTTCTTTGTCTGTAGTTATTACTTTATCTAGTATACCTTCAGCGTTTTCAACTACTTTACCTAGTATACCTCCAAATATATTACCCACCATATGCGTTTCCGTTATTTGCTTCTTTTTCCCAAGGAAAGTCGCCGTCACCAGCTTCTTTAGCTACACCGTCGACTATTATCATATCTTTGCCGTTGATGTCCATTCTTGGGTATGTGTTACCGTTCCATTGTACAAAGTTATCGCCATAAGCTAATTTACCTATACGCATATCAGTTGAGTGTCTCATCTCGTGATTAATAACTTGTCTCTCTACTTCGCTACTAGGCTCTATGTCATTGCTAATGTAAATGCTACCATCCATGTTAGCTTCACCCATAACGCCAGGCTCTATGTCATTGCTAATGTAAATGCTACCATCCATGTTAGCTTCACCCATAACGCCAGGTTCTAAATCTTTTCTTATAACAGGTGTTCCAGGTACAGATGCATCTGCATCTCCAGCTTCTTGACCAAACCTCATCTTCTTTGAAATTTGTCCGTTTACTGCTATTGGTGTTCTACCTTTACCTAGTTTAAAACTCATTACCTGTCTTTGTCTTTTATCATATCATCTATAGCTTTATTATAAACTTTATCTGTATATGATTTGTTATTATAGAACACGCTTCTCTCTGACGTAGGCATATCTTCTTCGCCTAGTAGTATTCTATATATTCTACTTATTATTTGGCCGCACTTAAACGACGTCTTAAACACAGAGTACTTTATTGTAGTTCTGTTTCTATGGCGCCATACTTCTATCCAGCCTTCTTTTCTTAGTTTATCCCAACGCTTCTTGTCCCAGCTCATGGTATAAGTACCATCGATAAATTCTTGTCTTGTGAACCGTTTCTTGCAGTCTAAGTATATTAGCAATTCAAGTTCGGCATCTGTTAACCCGTAAGTCTTACAGACCCACTTTCTAGTGAGCCTGTAATACTTTAGGATTTGTAATTCACGTAAATCGTGACTAGTTAGTCTCACTTACTAAGCCAAAGTAATTTGGCAAGCAGTAATTCCTAAATCAAACTGTCCTGAAAAAGGAACAATTCCGTTAGCTACGTCAGTGATAATTATAGGGCTACCTTTAAAATCAGAGTTTAAAGCAGCCTGCATCATTTCACACGCAGCTTTAAATTTACCAGAACCGTGTATTAGTAATACATGATCATCAGCAGCAGTACCAGCTAAAGACTTAAAAGAAAATCTTGTAGCAGTAGCGCTAATTGAATCAGCCCCTAAATAATTAGCTGCAGGTAAAATAACACCATCATTTTCTGTAAATGCTGTTGAAGCAGCGTGCGCGTTAGTTGCGTTAAGTACAGAGTGAAACGGTATTACTTTATTGTCAGTATCTCCAGCTCCTAGGTAAGAAATAACTCGTACAACTTCACCAGCGTTCAAGTCATAACCAACAGCACTTGACTTAGCTGCTATAGTTAGCGTACCATCTGAAGCGTGTAGACCTAAATCATCAGAGTGTATTCTAGTTACTTCTCCAGCAGCAACGTTAGCAGCAGCTGTAAAAGCAACGCCTGTACTAGCGTCTATCGTGTATTGAGTTCCTCTAGCACTAGATTCAGCGCCATCAGCAGTTACAGTAACAATCAAGTCTGTAGCAGCTGTTCCTGGGTTTACTATGTTTCCAAAGCCGTTAGCGGCGTCAGTTAGATTTACAGTGTTTGCGTCACCATGACCGGAGTCATGTACGAAGTTACCTGCAATAGTAAAGCTCTGCTCTCGGTAACCCATAAATCTTAAAAAGTTTTTATTTGCGTTCATTTTTTTTAGTTTTTATAAGTTAATATTAAACAGCAGAATCTACTGTACATCCAGTTATATGCTTGCTACAGAACACGCTGTTAGCAACGTCAGCTATAACTTTAAATCCATCTCCTGGATTAGCATTAATAGCAGCTACTAAATCGTTCATAGCTTCTACTAATTTACCTTCTGTTACAGCTAAAACAACTGAGCCTCTACTATTACCATCACCCACGAATCCTTCGCAAGTCAAGTAAATAGCATCAACATCAACAGTTCCAGCAATAGCACCAATAGCAATACCTAAAACTGTAGAAGCAGGTATCATCATAGCTTTGTCATCAGCAGCTGGTTCAGCTGTGTGAGCGTTGAAATATAAATAATTTTCTCCTTTCATAGTTTTACGATGCCGTTGTTATTACGAGAGTGTTTGTTCCAGATAAGAAGTTTTTAGCTTCTCCTGCAAAGTCAGTTTGAAAAAACAAACCACCTCTTGGATTAGACAATACTGCAGTTAATTCCTGCATTAATAATTTCACGTTAGATGTTCCCATTGTAATAACAACAGTATCATCTGTAGCTGCTCCGTTTCTAGAAGCAAAATGTAAAGTCACTGCAGCAGAGCCCGTTACATTTGCACCTAAAAAACTAGAAGAGCTAAACATTTGGCCATCGCCAGTAGCGTCAGCCGCATCTGTTCCTTCGTTAAAGAACAAATAATTCTCATTGTAAGCCATTTTTTAAAATGTTTTGATTAATAAATAATTTGTTTGTCGTTTGTGTTTTGTGGACTACAGTTTGCGGTTTAGGTTTAATCAATTAATACGACGTCTAATTGTTTAATAACGCCGTAAAAATTATCTTTGTGCTGAATACCATGTCCAGCGTGTTTATCGTAATAAACCACATCTCCTTCGTTAATGCCTTCTACAAGGTTTCCAGTCGATATGACTTTTGCTTTTAAATATCTATTATCCTCGTTGAGTTCATCAGTGAGGATTAATCCACCAACTTTCTTCTGCTGTTGCTTTATTGGCTCAATGACCAAATAATGATTAACTGCTTTCATTCACTCTTATATTTGAAATTACACAGTCGGCAGATATAATAGTAGTTACAACTGATACAGCGTTTTTAAGAGCTGTCTTAGTAACTAGCACAGGATCAATGATACCTTCTTCTACCATATCTACATGCTCACCGTTAATTACGTTAATACCTTTACCTTCTTCTTCTGGTAGGTTAATACTAGTTGATATGCCTGCATTGTCTAATATAGTCGCTATAGGTGCTAGTATCGATGCTAAGAGTATCTCTTCGCCCACGTTAGTGGGTGAGATTTTTGTAGAAGCATTAAAGAGTGCTACGCCGCCTCCTGGTACTATACCTTCTTTTAACGCTGCTTTAGTCGCGTATATTGCGTCTTCAACCCTATCCTTCTTTTCTTTGAGCTCGACTTTAGAGTCAGCACCCACTTTGATGATACCAACTGAACCCGATAACATAGACAGTCTTTCTTCCAGCTTCTTTTTAAGGAAACCACTTTTTTCGTCTGCAATGAGTTTTGCGACTTGATCAATCCTATCTTCAACGTCTACTTCTTCTAATGTTGTTATTACTGTGTTACTACTGTCTGTAGAAGCATATTCTGCTTCTCCTAGTATATCTAAGCTTATACCATCTAAATCATCTCCTAGCTCTTCATTTATAACTGTAGCACCTGTTAAAGCTGCTAAGTCTTCACATGAGTCTTTTTTAGTAGGACCGAAACCAGGTAAGTCGATAATGTTAACTTTAATGTTACCTTTTACTTTGTTCATTAAAAGCGCCGACTTTACTTGCTGTGACACTGGTGCTACTATAAGTAAAGATCTGTTTTGCTTAATAACATGCTCTAATATACCTTGTATCTTACGTACGTTAGGTATTTCAGACATGCATATTAATATTAACGGCGTATCTAGCTCTGCTTTTTGCTTTTCTGCATTAGTAGTGAAGTGTGGTGAAGTTAAAGGTGAGTCAAACTGTACACCATCTACTACTTCTACGTAAGTTTCTTCAGTTTCTGACGTCTCCATCAGTACTACACCGTCTTTTCCTACGCTTTTATACGCTTCTGCAATAATTTTACCTAAAACAGCGTCGTTGTTGCATGAAATAGTGGCTACTTGCTCTAACTTGTCGTCAGTAACGTCAATTTTAACGCTATTTAAGTAGTCGTTAACTTTTTTTAAGCCACTAGCAATGCCGTCTTTGACTTCTCTTAGCTCACAATCGCTATATTCATCTGAATTTACTGTTTTTAGTAGTGCTTCTGCTAGAACAGTCGCTGTAGTAGTGCCATCACCGGCTTCGCGAACTGTATTTCGGGCTGCTTCTTTGATTAAAGTAGCACCCATGTTCTCAACCGGATCATATAAGACTACGCTTTCCGCAACGGTTACACCATCTTTTGTTATGATCGGGTTGCCTCTAGCGTCTTCATATATTACACATTTGCCAGAGGCGCCTAATGTAGACTTAACAGCTTTGGCAAGCTTGTCTACGCCGGCGGTTATTCTTGATTTTGCGCTATCGCCAAAGTTTAATTCTTTGACAATCTCACTTGGTAGATTGTACTCCATGGTATTAGATTAAATTTAATTAAATTATTATTATTCAAATG